TGAAGGTCTGAATACCCTGCACTTCGCTGCGTAGCTGATCGAGCAGGTCGCCTGATATCAACGGCTTGCCCTTGATATCGCGCTTCACCTGTTCCATAGCCGTACCGACGTCGAACGGCACGTCGTTTATCGCCGCGTCGATCTGCTTCTGCGCGACGAGGTAATTTATGACCGAAAGTTCGACAAGCCGAATGTCGTTCGGGTCGAGGTAATCGCGCAGGTTCGCTTCAGAGTCGAAGACCTGAAGAAGATACGGTGTGCCGCGTTCCTTGTAGACCACAGAAAGGAACTTCGCGTAATTCTTCTTGATTTCCTTCAGCACCGACGAAGAGTTTTCCGTCAGAAGATTGCCGAGCGCGCCGGACGTTCCCGAAGGAAGCGTGTTGCCCTGCAAAGCTTCGCCGACGTTCAAGTCCTGACCGATAGAATTTATGATTCCATTCAGCTGCGCGGTAATGAGATTCGCTTGCTTTACGCCGCCGGTATCAAGCACCTGAAGCGCGTTGCCCTTGTGACCGAGGATTGCGCCCGTCTTCAGCTTCGTGACTTCCTTGCCGACCATGTTGTCGCGCTCGTTGTCCATTTGCTTTTGGAACGGAAGCTTCGCCGCGATTTCAAGAACGGCGTCAAGACGGTCGCGGTTGACCTTCGACGTAACGATCTTGTTGAACACCTTTTCGTAACAACCCTTGCCGAGCGCGTCGGGGAATCCTTTTCGCTTCTGGTAATCGAATTTGTAGTATGAAATAAGCTTCTCGCCCGGCTTCGTCGTGAAGTGGTAATACACTTCGTCTTTGCCGTCGACAGTGTTGACGACCGAAATATCCTGCGAACCGTCCTTGTTTTCCTGTACGATCTGGTACAGCACGACTTCCTTATCAAGTTGGTCTTCAGGGATTCGCTGCTTCAGAACGGCGCGTGCGTCTTCGTCATACTTCTCGTCGTCAATGATCGAACGATACGACTTGCGAAGGCGTTCGATTTTGCCGCCTTCCTTGAAGTTCCACTGATTGAAAATCATATAGTACGGGTCGACCGAGCGCATTTTCAGGACGCCGTTCACTTCCCACACCTTCAAAAAGCCCGAACCAAAGGTTGCGGCGTTATCAGGGATTTCGTCGAGTTCTTCGGCGAAATTATTGTCTTCGAGCATTTTACGATTCGCGGCTTTCGGAATGAACCGACCAAGCGACGACGCGCCATTCACGACGAATGCGATATCACGGACGTCGAGCCGAATCTGCTCTTTAATCTTCTCGACAGTCGACATAATTTCGTCAACGAACGTATTCTTGTTGTTCCTGCCGAGCAGGTCAGGATTCTTCGTGTCGACGGAATTCGTATACAAGAAAATGACGTTCAGAAAGTCGCGCGTGCGAAACTTATACCCCATTTCAGCTTCGAGGTAGCCGGACTCAAAGTCGCCGACAAGCCGTTTTGTCGCGTCGACGATCTGTTTCCGTTTCGTGTCGCTTATCATGGTCAAAAGTATATCACCTGTGATTAGGGACGTCTTCAAACACACTGTCAACAACTTTTCGAACAGCGGCGTCGGATATATCGCTTTCCTTGCCGACGAGCGAAATGACCGCGGCTTTATATAGCGCGAGAATCGCCGACATGAGCAGGTCGAAGTGACCGCCGCTGCCGTCCTTCTGTTTTATTGTGTGGATATCTTCAGCCGGATATTCAAGAATTTGGTCGTACAGCGCGCGACTGCGGACGCGAAGCAGGCGATCGAGCAGGATTCGCTTCGCATGCAGGAACATTTCAGGCTTCGTCTTCAGGTTCGTGTTGACGCCGTATTCGCGCACTTCCTTTCCTTCCTTGTCGGTTCCCTTGACAATGAAATAAATGTTGTTGTAAATGCGAACAAGGAACGCAATAAACTCGTTGCCGGGGAAATTGTTTTCGGGAATGACAAGCGCGTTGTTGTAGGTGCGACCGAGATTTGCGACGACCGGCGCGAAATCTTCCGGCTTGATCTTGTTCGACTTGAAGTTTGCGACTTCTTCGTACCGAAGACCTGTCGTCTTCAGCACGGTTGCAGCTGACTGGTCGCCGCCATTGCCTTTCGCGGCGTCGACCGCAATGACGTATACGGCATTCTTTTCAGCAGGCTCGATTATCAGCAATCCGTCTTCATCGCGCCGGCTTTCGTCGACAAGGTGTTCTTCGTCAAGACCGATAAGCGCATTGTCGTCGAAATAGACCTTGTTGCGCTTCGGATTGTTCAAGTATTCAGTCTCGAAGTTGTCCGATTCGCGCTGTATAGATTCCACAGAACGACGAATGATTCCCTTCGCGGCAAGTTCCGCTTCTTCAGCGTCAGTACGAACGTACTTCCCTTCCCATGTCACGTTACCTGCACCGTCAAGAATCGGAATCATGATCGTCAGCACGTTCGGGTCGTCGCGGTACTTGTTTATCATGCGCGCGACATTGCCGCGCAGCGACAGATAGTTACCAAGCAGAATCCAAAAGCCCGAAATCTGATCCATACCGTCAATCGTAGCCGACATGACGCTTCCGATATGCAGGGTCGTCGGCAAGGACTTCACCGTCGTTTCGTTCTCGATATCGTCGAAAATGACCTTCTTCGGACGCTTTGTCTCGATTTCGCCTGACGCGTCAATATCGACCTTTACGTTACCGCGCTTCGACTTGCGGGAACCTGACGCCGCATATGTCACGCCGGTCGCTGTCGTAAATTTCGACATGGTCTGACTTTCCTTCTTCTTCGCCTTCGTGTCGTCGGAAATGATATGCGGGAAGTATTTCGTCAGCTTCGAAAAGGCGAACGTGTTGAACATATCCATATTGAACTGGTCGGCAGACGACCCGTCTTCTGAAACGACGTTCGTATAGTCGACGATATCCGGCAGGTACATGGATATATACGATTCGCAGAACTTCACGCGCGTCGTCTTCGCCGACTCGCGGTATCCGACGAAGATCGCGCCTTTGTATTTCGGACGACCTGTCTTCAGCAGGCTTTCGATCTGTTCGGCATAAAAGCGGTCGATTCGCTTATGGTCGGGCGAATCCTTGAACTTCAGCGACGCAAGGAAAATAAGCCGGATATACAACGAAAGCTTTTCAAAAATGTCGTCGACGTCGTCGGTCGGAAGCGGTCGCAGGACTTCAGCAACGACGGCGCATGCTTCGGGACTTCCCTTTTCGGCGGCTTCAAGTTGCGGTCTAAGCAGTTCCCTGTTTATCATTTTCGTTTTCGCTTACGTCGTCGTCAGGCGCAAGAATCGCAGCGACCTTGTCGCTAATGACGGCAGCGGGAAGCTGCTTCCCTTTCGTCGTCATGTCGAGTTCGGTACGATCGTTCCAACCGAAATTATTCTTCAGGTTGAAGATACCCGACGTCTGATTTTTGCCTTCGAACAGATACTGTTCGGCGTATTCATGAATGATTGCTTTCGCCCTTTTTATCGTGTCGGAAAAGTCGGCGTTTTCAGGCTTATTTTCATAATCAAGCAATAAATCTCGCGTAGTGTCAAGCGCGACGGCAAGACCTGTCACGGTCGGCTGCTTAATCAGTTCGAACACCGGGTCGCCGGCGGTCGTCACCGCAGGAACGCGGTCATACTCGAAATGTCCGGGTCTTCCCTCTTCAATTCCCTGATCGCCTTCGACCCAACGCTTGCGCTCGACCGTCGCCTGTACGAAGCACGACTTGAAGTAACGCTCGATAGCGTCTTCGAGTTCTTCGACGCTTTGAAATTTCTTCGGACGTCCGCGCTTCACCGTCGGCAGCGTCGTCAGTCGTCGTCCTTCAAGTTCGCGGTCTTTCATTGCCGGAATTATACAACACAAAAGGTATTCTTTTATGAAAGTCAAACTGCATAACTGCCTGCGGCGTCCGTGCGCCGGCGCGCAGCGCATATTTCGCGTAGACTTACGAGCATGCGCGGGGTAGCCTAGCGCGCCGCTGGGCAGAAAAAACGACACGAAGAGTATCTTTCGTCAATTTTATAAGACCACGAAAGAGAGCGAAGCGGAATAGCGATTTTTACGGCTTAAAATCTTGCTCTGCCCAACCTAGCCTATACTAGCCTATACTCTGCTTATGAGGGTCTATAAAAAGGAAAATTACTTTTTTCTGTAATGGTTTCAGAATAGGGGGCTAGTTTAGGCTAGGTTGGGCAGACGGCTTAAAATAAGGCTCTTTTGTCGTCATTCAGACGACAAAACGACCTTCTGCCTAACGCCCGGCGACACACGACAACATTTATCCACAGATAAGAATTTCCCCGCATGCTAAAAAAGTTCTATAATGCAACCTATTAGTCAATCATTTATTACAAGCACATGGAACTCCTGAAAAACGAAAAGATTTGGCTCGTATGGCGTAAAGAAGAAGTGAAGACGCCGGGCAGTGACGCGCAGAAAAACAAGCGATTCACGAAGGTTCCGTACCAGATCGACGGCAGGCATGCGTCGACCGTCGACCCGTCGACATGGGTAAGCTTCGACGAAGCGCAGCGCGCGGTCGCCGACGAAGGCAAGAATTTTTCAGGCGTCGGGTTCACGATTTCGAAGCACTGCCCGCTTCTTTGCATAGACCTCGATCATTGTTTGGATTCCGAAGGAAAGCTTCTGCGCGACGATTTTAATATTCTCATTGACGCCGCCGATACTTACGTCGAGAAATCCCCTTCGGGCGACGGACTGCATGTCATTCTCGCGCTCGACGAGCATATGCCTTTGCTTGCGAATAAGAAAGTATGGGACGACGGTATCGCGTTCGAAT